ATGAAGCTGCATAAGTTGTCAAGGACGTACATACTCGATAAGGCCGGTATAAATACCGCGAAAGTAGTTACGATCAACGGGGCTCTGAAGTGGGTACCAGTGATGATCCTTCCTGCCTCGGGCCTCCCCGAAAAATCGTTTTTCACCAAATCTGTGATAAGCGACGTCAATGACAATTCTAAACGTGCTCACTTTTTAGCTATGGTCGATGCGATCTTTAGCGGGATGATGCTGGATGATTTTTCCGGACATTTCGCGAATAGCGCGGTCAATTACAAGGTGGCTCACAGCTTCAAGTACTCAGGGAAGTCGGAAAACCTACGGGAACTGAAGCATGGGAACAAGGATAGGATTTACCTGTATCCATATACAGGAAAGGTGGGGCGCTACGTTTTCTTTTTCGAAGCGGCTCATAAAAACCAGCAACAGACAGAAAAGGCGGTTAGGGATCGTGCAGAAGAATTAATTAAGAAAATCATAGATGCAAATTTATAGTTATCTTTTAGGGTCTACCTATGAACAATTTTGATATCGCCCAACAAATCGCCGAAGATTCTGAGATTTTTGGATTCGCTCGACGAGCTGCGCCAATCTTTGAAATTAGGCGTCTGATGCAGCTCAAAGGGCTTAGGAATATCGATATTGCAGAAAGACTTGGCGTTTCGGAAGCCAATGTCTCTAGATGGCTTCGTGGTGATCAAAATCTGAAACTCGACACTGTTCATTTGCTTGCTGATGCCGTTGAAGAAAAACTTAATATTTGTTTTGGTGAGTCTGCTGTTAGAAGTGACTGGGCAGGTATGAGGTTTTCGGATCCTGAGCCGCTGGTGGTTCTCAGTGCTAGTTGTAATGATGCGGACTACGGGTTTCATCGAGAAATGACGGTTTCGATGAGCGATGAAATATTCAGTTTTGTATGTGAAGAGGTAGAGGCCAATGAAGGCTGCGTCGCTTTCAATTTCTAAAGTCGAATTTATACATATTAGAGTCGAATCTAATAGCGACTTTGATGGTGAACACTCTTCAGAATTTCATCAGCTGGACTTTCCTTTTGATGGGGTTCTCTTTAAGCGTCGAATGAGTTTGCAATACGATAAAGCAAAGTCTGATGATCCTAGAACTTTCATCTTCGGCTTGAGTATTATGCTCGAAGAGGATGAAGATGATCCTGATTGTAAGGCGTTGCCGTATAATGTTGACATTAAAGCTGTTGTTTACATGAAGTACATGTCTAATCAGTTCACAGGCATGGAGAGATTCCGTGCTATCAGGGCTACCGGATATTCTATTCTGTATGGTGCCATAAGAGAGATGGTTTCTAATCTTACTGCTAGGGGACCAAATGGAATGTGGTCGCTGCCTTCTGCAGACTTCAATTCTACTGCGAGCGAAGAAGCTGTTGTAGATGAAAAGCGGCGTCAGGAGTACATTGCAAAGCAAAGCATTCCATCAGATAAGAAAGTAGTGAAGCGCCCAAGAAAGAAACCAGAAGTGTAGGTCCTCTGGTTTATATGGTTTGTACTTCAATTTTTGAAGTACAATTTTTTTGAGCTCCAGTATTCGAAGCGCCTTAATTAGATCTGGTTTTATTTATATTTCTCTGAAGCCGAGCATGCTCGAAACTATGCCAGCCATGCTTTTGGTGTCCTTCGGTATCCACCTTCCGTAGTGCTTTCTCACCATCGTTGTATCGGCGTGACCGAGTTGGCGGGCTACCCATTCGACAGGTACGTAACTGGACAGCATCTGACTGGCGAAGGTATGGCGACATTGGTTTGCGCCTCTATGTCGAACTTCTGCCCTTTTCAGGTGAGAGGTGAACCAGTTGCTCAAAGTCTTGCCGTTCCATAGCAAGCCGCTGGTTGAACTGTGGAAAAGAAATCTGACCTTCATCTTTTTCGATGTGATGTTGTCGCGCTGAATCACCGCAATTTCTGATGCGGGGCTTTCGTTAGCGGCAGCTACAATCTCTCGCATCAGTTCGAGAGCGGGATCAATCAGCTCAATGGCTCGTATCCTGGATCTTTCTTTGGGCACCTTGAACTCGCCTACAACCAGAGCTCGGCGTACATGCACCATGCCTGCATCAAGGTCGACATCCTCGACCGCAAGTGCAATGAGTTCTGATAGAGAAAGCCCTGCCCAGCAGTTGAATTCAATCATCCTTGTATCAGCCCGCCGAACGGGATCTGCTTTAGCGATTGCCGCGATCTCTTTGCGGCTGAATGGATCGGCGTGTTCAAGGTCAACGTCCACCCCGACGTTACTGATCCTATCCAGAGCGTTAGCTTTCAGAATCCCATCACCGAAGGCGTCAGCCCAAACCCCTCGGACCACGGTAAAAATATCATTCACCGTTTTTGGGGCTAAGCCTTGCTTGAGTAACTGCGCCTGGAACAATTCGATATCGCTCTTGCTGATGTCGACGATCCGGCGTTTACCGAACTTCTTTTCAACGTGTCCAGCCTTGCTTATGTAGTTGATCACAGTACTTGACGCTTTGAGGGCTCGCTGGACTTCGAGCCATCGTTCAATACCTTCCTTCACGGTGCGCTTCAGTGAGGGGCCTCCTGTGCCCGTGAACATGGCAGCCCTGGGTGAATTAGGGAAGTGGGCCGCATAATCGAAGCGACCCTCTTTGATCTCTGCGAGCACGGTGCGGCGCTTGTTGTCAGCGTAGGCGATTGCAGCCTTGTTGACCTTTGCGATTCCCTCCAGTGGCTCACGGCACCGTTGGCCGTTGAAGATGAACCAGATGCGTAACTGTTTACCGTTCATCTCAACGCCTGTCGGCATTTTGTCGATCATGGCTTCCCTTCCATCCAGCGCTCTATGGCTGCACGGTTGTAGACGATCACGTTGGCAGGGTCGTAACGCCAGTGTTTGCCCTCAAGCCATAGCCCTCGGGTGCGATATTTACGGACGGCTTCTGTGCTCAGGCCGAACACGGGGTAAAGCAGGTCTTGTCGAAACCAAGCACCGGGCGTGATGTGGAAGTCGAGTTTCTCGGCGGCGCTCATACAGCGTTCTCCCGGCAAGGAAAGGGGGGCAGGTTCATTGCTTGATTCGTTAGGTTGAAGTGCGCCTGCTGCAGTTCGGCAATGTGCTTTTGAGCGGCCTCCAGCAATAGCCAGACATCAGTCACACCAGCAAACTCGGCGACATGCTTGGGGGACAAGAGAGCCCATTCATCGGAGCGGATGTTAGTCAGGTCTGCAGGCCAGTAACGTCGGCCTGATTTCGACTCTGGAGGGTAATCCGCCATTTTAGAAACGTGCGAATACCCCACGGCAGGCTGCGCGAGCGGACGTTCCTGAGCGTTCAGCTTTGCATCAGCGAGCGCTGTCCCGCGCAGCTTTTCGTGGGGTATAAGTGCTTCGGCAGTGGCGCTGGAAGGAGCAATAATGCCTGCCGCTACGCAGCAGAGACTGTTTGTTTCTAGCGTGTCGACCCCACTTGTAGCGCGGAGCAAAGCGGGCAGAGCGCTAGGGTTGTCCTGGTAGTTCTTCATGCCGCTTTCCTCCGATGTTCGATAGCGAGTTGGTCCATCAGCCGCTGGTGGTAGGTGAGTCGTGCTTCAGCGGCAGGCCAGGGGCGGATGGTTTCGAGCATGGGTTCTATGCCGACCAGACAACCCCAAATAGCCGGATCGGTTGGCATGAGGTCGCGGCGTTCGGTCGCCAGCGCAATCAGGTCGCCCTTGTGAACGCAGGCCGGGAGATCGAGGGCCAGGTTGAAGCGCTCGCAGACACTCGCCCAAATGATGTCCTCGAAACCTAGGTAGTCGGGCATCCACTGTTTGAGTGGTCGTGTCATGTCGCCCAGGTACGCTTCGGTAGCGTCGTGGAGCAAGGCAGCGAGCTTGTGTTCTTCAGGAACCAGATCGGCGACGATGCAGCTGTGCTGGGCCACGCTGTAGAACTCGCGGGTGTGACCGTTAAAGCGGCACAGGTGCGCCAGTGAGTGCGAGATGTCCCGTGGGTCGATTATGTCGGCGTCTGGCTCGTAAAGGTCGAAGCGCTTACCGGTGTAGGTGAGGATCCAGTTCATGCAGCTCTCTCCTGCATGGTGGACTCCAGCAAGGCCGCCATGGCGAGGGTTTGCTTGTGCAGATAGATAGCTTGTTGTTCTTGGTCGGATTTCAGGGCACGGAAAGTATCGGCAGCCAGCAGCAGTTGTTTGGCTATCTGCTGAAGGTGCTTGTGCTCCGTCGGGCCGAAAGCAAGCACTAGCTCTTTGGATCTGCAGCGATTCTCCAGTTTGCGCATTTTTTCGCTAGCTGCATCTTGACCGTCACGATAGCCAACGCAACCACCAACATCGTAGCCTTCGCTGTATCCCTCAGACTGGCCTTCAGAATGTCCAGTGGTAAAGCCGTTTCGATACGCCAGCCAATAGACAAAGCCTGTCAGCAAAGTGATTGCGATCAACGCGTAGATTTGAATTGCAGTCATGTGGTGTGCTCCTGGTGGTTTGTTGGCTGGTGGTGGCAGCCGTTGGTGTTACTGGTCTGGATCGGATGAATCGGTTTGTGGTCGCGGCATATCTTCGTCCGCTCGGTAAGCTCGTACATCGATCAGCGCCGCGACATGCTTGATGTGCGCATACCGCAATGCCTTAACGCTGTGGTCCAAAGTGGTCACCGGCAACTGAATCCGACCGCTGTTGATTGCCTCGGTGAAGGTCTTTTCGTTGAGGTTCTTGAAGTAATGCACGCGTAGCTTTTCCAGGGGGATAAGCACGTCGCCGAAGAGCTGGTGCAGCATCTCGACGGTCGCGCTATCCGGTGCGGGTTGCAGTCGTAGCGGTGTTTGGCTGGTGTTGCTCATGGGCTGCGGCCTCCTTGCGTTTGAGTCGTGATGGGTGGTTCCAGGCATTAAGGCAGTGGCGTTTGGTCAGCTCCCGCAGATGCTCCGGCACTTTGAGAAGCGCAGCGTTGCGCTCCTCTTTCGTGCGCATGGCGACGATCTGGCGGGCGTACTCCCTAGGCCACGTCACGGTTGTCTGCCGGTACGGTTGGCAGTTTGAATCCGAGTTGGTTTGCCAGCCAGGGCATGCCGGCTTGCCGGACCTTGGTCGACTGGCTGTACTGCATGCCGGCTGTCTCGTGGTACCAGTTACCGTCCTTGATCCGCAGGTATTCACGATCACGCACGGGGAATGCCGGCAGGTTGCGGTCGTTGAGCAAGCCCTTTTCACGCATCAGTGCAATCAGCTTGGGGCGTGTGAGGCCGAAGTACTTGGCGGCTTTTTCTAGGCTACGTTCCATCGCGGCCTCCTAGGCGGCATGCGCGGCGGGGGTAGCCACGGCAGCCAGGTCGGTGATGGATTCGGCAACCATGGCGTAGATCTCCACATCACTGCCGTACACCGTGAAGCACTTGGTGCGCGGCTTCTTGACGCCGATGCTCATGATGGTGGTGATGCCAGAGCGAGTTTTGTCGCGGTGAATCGCCAGGTTGATTGGCAACTCAAAACCCATGTTGAGGCTGAGGGCGCCGCCGGTGCGCACCAGCTCGAACACCTGTTGCTTGTGTTCGATCTCGAATACGCCGTAGCGGCGTTCGGCGTGCGGTAGAGACGATGGTTCGGCAGGGCTGTTTGTGTCAGTTGGCCCGTTGACGATTTCTTCAATGAAGTCCGCCAGCGTGAGATGCATTTTCTTGCTATTGGTCAGGGTCAGCGTGTGGCGCTCGCTGCCTAGTTTGATAGTGAAGAGAGTGTCGGCTTTGCGGCGTTCTACCTTCAGGCGAAAGGCTAGGGGCTGCCGCTGGGTCTCAGTGCGCACGAGGTGGTTGAAGGTTTCGGTCAGGCAGACTTGGGCCTTGAGTAGGGCCAGGGTACGGTTGTCGAGTTTGTACTTGCTCATGCCGCGTGCCCTCCGCCGCTGGGATTGAACGGTGCAGGCGCGGAGCGGTGTTTTGGCTTGGATTTTGTCGTGATGAAGGTGCAGCCGCAGTCTTGCGCCAGGCGGCGTATTTCGAAGATGCGGGAGGGGTTAGCAGCGGCCGGGTGGACGTGCAAGGTGGCTGTGGTGTGCATGGTGTTGCCTCGCTCTGTGGTGGAAGAGTGAGTAAAATATCAACCATTGGTTGATTTGTGTCAACAACCAGTAGTTGTTTTTTTGATGTAAGCCTCTACTGGACAATTTGGTGGCATTTTAGTAGCGTTCGGCCACGCGTACGCCCTAACACTGAGTATTGAATCAATGGAAAATTATTATCCGAGTAGCTTCCTAGAGTTATTAGGGGGATGCCTGATAGTTTTTGCTGTTTTCGCAGGTGGTATTTCACTAATACCACCGCTGCGTATACATTTGTTAAGACTGCTAGCGATTGCGTTTGTTTGCTCGTTGGCTCTTTTTTCTAATAATGTGTGGACTTATTTTGTTGCGATTTTTGTCATAGCTACTGCCGTGACTGAGTTAGAGTTTCTGCAAAATCTAGCTGCTATAGTACGTGGAAATAAAGAATATTTCGATTATCGGAAAGAAGTTCTTTCAACAGATCGCAAACTTTCTAGTTTGGCAAGCGAAGTGGCGCAAAGTGCTGTGGTTGCGGCGAGCGGAGTAGAGGTGACGAGCGGAGTAGAGAGTGCTAGCGCTGATACTAAGCCTGTTCATGCAGAGCCGGTGCATGAAACTCCAGAGATCAATGCCGAGGAAGAGGATATTTCAGATCAGGATAGTTCTACTAATCCGCCGGATGAGGTTCCTCTGGAAGCGAAAAATTCAAAACAGAATACTGTTGACTTGGTTGACTTGGAAAATGTAAAAATTGCGCCATCAGTGCTGACGTCTAAGTTTATGAAGGTTTCCCCACAGTTGAAACGTATTTATGAGTTGGAGAATAAGGCGTTTGATGCTTTGGAGGAAGTTTATGGGACGGCTATTGAACGAGGCGTTAGGCTAAAGCGTGCAGATATGGAGATTGAACTAGATGGGCTAGCCGTTCGGGCTGGAAACGGCGAAGTGGTCATTTTTGAAATAAAATATCTTGGTTCTAATCGCAACTTCATTAACTGGGTTAACTTGGTTGGGCTTCAGTTGGAAAGAATAAAGGGGCTCTACAAAAAGATTACAAATAGAACCTCCGAGTGTCATTTGGTTTTGATTCTTGAGGAGAATGTTGCTTTAACTGACCGACAGAAAAAGGCATTGTTAAGCATAAATCCTGATCATCAGATTTCGGTTTTTAACGCAGAGTACTTAGAGACACGCAACTGATAATTCATGTTGGTCTATTCCGGAATGAAAGAGCCGACTACTTTGCCGCAGATATGGGTTTCTTCGGTAATGTCAATAATTGGATATTGCGGATTGATAGGCCTCAGAAATTGGCGCCCGGCATCTTCTACCAGTATTTTAAAAGTTGCTTCATTGGTGCGCGGTACCCTTGCTATCACGCGATCTCCAGTTTTAGCTTCAGCTTCAGGGTCCACAAATATTATGCAACCAGTAGGATAACTACGTCCCGGACCTGGATTAGTCATGGAGTCTCCAAGCACCTTCAGCGCAAATCCGCTTCCACTTATTGGTACAGGGCAAGAGAGCCAATTCTCATCATTATGATGTTCAAAGTTGGCTTCGCACCAAGCCCCAGCTTGAACCCATGATATCAATGGGACTTTGCCAAAGCGTCGTGTTATCTCGCTTACATTGCTGCCGTCACCAGACGAAAACAGGCGAACGTTGCTTTCTCCTATTTGCTCTTTCGGCAACACACCGTATTCGAGCCACTCCCTCCGCACTTTGAGCCAAGAGCTGAGAGCGACCATGCTGTCAGCCTCGGCGATCGCGTCGCCATTCAACCACTTGCTGATCGCCTGTGGGCTTTTGTCCACCCCGACACCCTTCAAATACTTATGAATATCCACCCCACGACCCCGGGTGCGTACACCGGCATCGTCGAGTGCTTCGTGAAGGCGCGCCGTGAAAGCTGCCCGTAGCTCGTTCTTATCAACCATGAGTTGATACTCTCACAGGGGTTGCGCAATAGTCAGTTGATGTTAATATCAACCGCGAGTTGATAAATGGAGGTTGCCATGTTGGACCCTGCAAATTTTCCGAATGCCATCGCGTTCGCATTTGAAGCTGTAGGCGGCATAGGTGCCGCCGCCAAGGTGTGTGAACGGAGTTATCAGGCGCTCAATAAATGGCGCTTGTCTGCCAGCCTTCCCCGCACCGATTACACCGGTGAAACCCACTACGCAAAACGCTTGGCGACCGCTGCAGAGCTGAAAGGTAACGCGTTTGACGCTGCCTGGTTGCTCGACGCTTCGGCCCCGCAAAAGACTGCTGCGTAGATAGAAAAAAGGCGACCCAAAGGCCGCCCAGTTCCTCCCGGCACACACCACCACAGTGCTGTCGGGTCGCGATGAAGGTAGGAGGGCACACCACATGCAAACCTCCTCTCTTTATCGCGCTACCAAAGCACGGATGCCTTGGGTTGCTGCCTTTTCCACCACAGATTAGGCAGCTGTTGCGCCAGAGGTGAGCAACGGATTGTTCGCCTCGGCACGGTGCCGGTTTCGATCCCTAGATCTAGCTGGCGTTTGGGCCCTTTCAAGCCACGCGGCAAATGTATCACCACTGCATGTCGCGGGGCACTGGCAACTTTGTAGGATTAATGCCATGAGCCGAGTAGCTTTAAACTGTGTAGATCGAGCGCAAAGGGAAGTTTTGACGCTCGAATTAGCCCTGTACCACGCGGCACGGGACTATCCCGGTGGTGCTGCAGCAATCGCTGCCACCACCGGTAGAAATGCCACCACGCTGCAACACAAGTTGTCTCCTACCCATCCCTCCCACACTGTCAACGTCCAAGAGTTCGGCGAGATCCTCGAGCTGACCAAAGACCGTCGCATTCTCGATGCGGTACACGGCCTTGTCGGCGACACGATCTGGCAGGAGCTGGCCGAGGCGTACACCAATGACATGCCTGAAACCCTCACCACGGGTATTGCGCAGTTCTTTCGGCAGGTCGCGGATTTGTCCGAGACCTGGGCCAAGCATATTGGCGACGGCAAGGTCGACGACGGCGAGCTGGCTGAGATTCGCCAGTTGGTGTTTCGCGGCATCCAAGGACTGCTGGGCATGTACAACCGCGCCCGCTACGTGAACCAGACGACGCGTGGGGTGGAACGTGGCTGATATCGCAGATTTCGCCAACGACCTGGTGCAAGAGCGCCTGGACCAAGCCCTCGCGGCACGCAGCGCCCTGAAGCCTGCCATTGCGGCGCATTCGTTCATGTTCTGTGAGGGGTGCGAGACGCCGATTCCACTGGCACGCCGAGTTGCCATTCCAGGCTGCACTCAGTGCGTGAGCTGCCAAACTATCGACGAAGCAAGGGAGGCCCGCCATGCTCGATGAGGTACTGAATCAGTTTGCGGATTACGGCCTGGAGCCAAAGCTTCCCCTGGTGTTCGGCAAGATCACTCGCTGTAAGGCCGGCCCGGACAAGGGCAAGGAGAAGAACGGTTGGTACATCATCCACGAACACCTCACCGAGAAGAATGAAACGCTGATCTTCGGCGCGTTTGGTGACTGGCGTTCCGGTGAGACGCAGAAAATCAAGGTCAAGGCCGGGCGCATGAGCCCCGAGGAGCGCGAGGTCATGCGCGCTCGTCAAGAGGAGGCCAAGCGCAAGGCTGTGGAGATCGCGGCCAACGCCGCACGTCGAGCCGGCAACCGTGCCTCCGGACTATTCAAGCGCATGCCCGAAAGGGGCAAGAGCGCCTACCTGGATCGAAAGCAGATCGTAGGCTTCAAAGTCCGCTATGCGCAACGTACCGGCGCATTTTTAGTGCCTATGTGCAACGTGCGCGACCAGATCGTCGGCCTGCAGGTGATCTATCCGGCAGTTCAAGAGGACACGGGGCGCGACAAAGCCTATTGGCCTTACGGCATGTCGAAAGAGGGCTCCTTCCACTTGATCGGCCCGCACCCGGAGCCGGGCGAGCCGGTGCTGGTATGTGAGGGCTACGCCACCGGCGCCAGCCTGCACATGGCGACGTCGCTTACGGTCGCCATTGCCTTCGATGCGGGCAACCTGCTGCCGGTCTCCAAGGCCATGCGCGAGCGTTTCCCCGGCTGCCCGTTGATTATCTGCCGTGACGACGACTGGAAGACCAAGCGCCCCAACGGTGACCCCTGGAACCCAGGCGAGGAGAAGGCCAGCAACGCCGCGCTGATCGTCGGAGGCCAAGTGGTTGCCCCGGTGTTTTCTGCCGAGCGCGAGACTAAGTGGACCGACTTTAACGACCTGCACGTCGCCGAAGGATTGGAGGCTGTTCGCCGCCAGGTGTTGGCGGTGGTCAAGCCTCCTGCAGCTGGTGGTTGGAAGGATCAGCTCGCCCGCACCGAAAACGGGTCCCTGATCGCGCACATGCAAAACGTCGAGCTGATCCTGGGCAATGATAAGCGATGGGCCGGTGTGATCGGTTACAGCGTATTCAGCTCCAAGATTGTCAAGCTGCGGTCTGCGCCTTTCGGTGGCGGCGCCGGTGATTGGGCCGACATCGACGACATGCGCGTGATGAAGTGGCTCGCGCAGCAGTACAACCTGAGGGTCAAGGCGTCCCATGTGATCGAGGCGGTCAGCGTGGTTGCTCACGACCATTCCTTTCATCCGGTGCGCGAGTACCTGGAGAAGCTGGAGTGGGACCGCGTGCCTCGCGTAGAGACCTGGCTGACCGACGTGCTGGGCGTCAATGCCACCGAGTACTCGGCCAAGGTCGGCAAACGTTGGCTGATCTCGGCGGTTGCGCGTGTGATGCGCCCGGGCTGCAAGGCTGACTCGGTGATGATTCTCGAAGGCGGGCAGGGCGCCGGTAAGTCCACGGCTATGGGCATTCTCGGCGGCGAGTGGTTTATGGACACGCCTTTTGCACTCGGTGACAAGGACAGCTTCCAGGCGATTCGCGGCAAGTGGATCGTCGAGCTGGGGGAGTTGGATAGCTTCAACAAAGCAGAAAGCACTAAGGCAAAGCAGTTCTTCTCCGCATCTACTGACACCTACCGCGAGAGCTACGGCCGCAGAACGAACGACGTGCCACGCCAGTGTGTGTTCGTGGGTACCACCAACCAAGAGGAATACCTCAAGGACGCCACGGGCAACCGTCGTTACTGGCCGGTGTTCTGCAACAAGGTCGACCTGGAGCAACTGCGCGAGATCCGCGACCAGCTGTGGGCCGAGGCGCTGTTCTGCTTCGAGGCCGGCGACATTTGGTGGGTGACCAAGGATGAATCCTGGATGTTCGCCGAGGCCCAGGACGAACGCTTTGTGGTGGATGAATGGGAAGGGCCAATCCTGACCTGGTTGGAGGAGTCGCAGATCGGCGAAACCGCCACCGGCAACGAGATCCTTACCCAGGCGCTCAAGCTGGACTTCGGCCACTGGGGCAAGCCCGAGCAGATGCGGGTCGGAGCGATAATGCACCGGTTGGGTTGGCGCAAGAAGCGTATGCCAGCATTGCCGAAAAGTGGGGTACGGCCGTGGGCCTATGAGAAACCTTCAGGTTGGGGACGTGCGTCTGCGTTGCAGCAGTCGGTTAAAGAGGAGCCTTGCTTTGATTAAAGAGATCGATGCACGGCTCCGTATGTGGGCAGAAGAACTGCACAGCGACTTCACCAAGGGCGGGCTTGCTGGCGGCAACATGGTTGCCATGATGATGGAAAGCAATGGTCAGTTGATTCGCGGTCGGCGTGCGTTCCGTGCGCCGCTGGAGGGTTCGCTTGATATAGAGCTGATCGTGAATAAGCACCTGGACCAGCCACTGGCGACTGTCGTCCGTGAGCACTACTGCAACCATGACACCAACATGCGCTTGAAGTATGCCCATTGCGGCTGTGGTCGCGACACCTACTACCAGCGCCTGCATGAAGCCCACCTGCATATCTACTACGTGCTGATGGGGAAGGCTGCATGAGCCTAGGCGTCACTCCGCGTACTTCTGTCCTACTGTCCCGCTTTGTCCGACTGCCATATAGCGTAGTTGGACAGGCGCGGGCCGCGCTGTTGTTGGCTTGTCCAGCCGTCCAACCTTCACCCGCCCCACGCACACATGAGCATAGCGGGCACGTAGTCGCGCCCATGGCGCGCACGCGTGCTTTTAACTTTCTCTCTATACACAAGAGAAAAGTAAAAAAGGTAGGACAGTAGGGCAGAGCCTCGAAATTAGGCGCTTGTAGCTGTCCTACTTCGATTCAGAATAGTGGGACAGGTAAGACAGGGCAGCAGAAACGATAGCCGATTGAATGCGTTGTCCCTGTGTTACACCTGCGTCATACCTGCATTGCACCCGTATTGCGCCATGGCATTAAATCCTCCTTGCTGCCACCGGAATCCACCTGTAAAAAGTACCCATCTTCGATAGATGCGACCGCAAACAGCGGGACGCACCACCACACTGAACCCGGCCATTGCGCCGGGTTTTTGCGTTTATGGGGTAGGGCGATGACGAACGAGCAGCAAGCGCTTATTGATATGCCGATCTGGATGGTGATCGTGCTGTCCCTGGTCGGCGGGATTTCCGGCGAGGCATGGCGAGCAGATAAAGCAGGGGTAAGCGGCTGGTCCTTGATTCGCCGTTTGCTCCTTCGGTCCGGTGCCTGCGTGGTCTGCGGGCTTTCCACCATGATGTTACTGCACGCGTCAGGCATGTCTGTCTTGGCGGCGGGGAGCATCGGCTGCCTCACCGCGATGGCCGGTGCTGATGTTGCCATTGGCCTGTACGAACGCTGGGCCGCCAAGCGGTTAGGCGTATGCGATGTGCCACCCTCGGGTGGTGGTCAAGCCTGATGTGCTGGAGGCCACGTATTACGTGGCTTGTAGCGCGACGCGTCAAAATGGTGCGCCCAAAGGTCGCCGGGGACCCTGGCGGCATCCGAGGGACACGGGGCATGAAACCCGCGGGAAAGCATTAGCGGGCGGCCTGCCAGCTTACTGAAATTCAATCCATTGAAATTGAAAGGTTTCCATTGAAAAGCCGTTGAAAAGGAGGGCTTATGACGGATCCATTGTTTCTGTCTAAAAGCGCTTTCGCGGCTCGCATCGGCAGGACGCCGAGTTACATCACCTGGTTGAAAGACAACAACCGCCTGGTGTTGTCGCCGGATGGCAAAAAGGTGGATGTGCTGGCAACCGAAGCGCTGATCCTCGACACCGCCGACCCCAGCAAAGCCGCCGTCGCGGCTCGACACCAGCAGGACCGGATCCAGCGTAACGTTTACAGTCAGCTATCCCCCCAGGCCGAGCCGACTAACACGGCTGCGCCGCAGCAGCCAATTAGCGGTGGCGTCAAGGGCCACGACTTCCAGAAGGCTCGCGCCATGCGCGAACACAACCTGGCGCAGTTGGCCGAGATCGAACTGCACAAGGCGCAGGGCTCCCTGGTCGCCAGGGATGCAGTCGAGCTGGGCGCTTACAACGCCGGGCGCCATCTGCGTGACCAATTGTTCGGCCAACTGCCGCAGCTGTCGCACAAGCTGTCCGCGATGACCGACCCTTGGGACATCGAAAAACACCTGGCGGCGACGCTGCGCAAAACACTGGAAGAGGCTGAACGCATGTCCTCATCCGACCTTGAACGTGCAATGACTTCGAGCTGACCTATGCACCCGGAAATCCCTGACGGTGAGAAGGTCTTCCGTGAGGCGTATTTCCGTGGGCTACGACCCGATCCCGACCTGTGGATCGATGAGTGGGCCGACGAGTACATGCGCATCCCGCGAGACACGGGCGCACCTGAGCCCGGCCAGTACCGCACCGAGCGCACGCCCTACGCTCGCGAGCCTATGCGCTGTTTGTCTCCGGCTCACCCGTGCCGACGCGTGGTCACCATGGTGGCTTCGCAATTGATGAAAACGCAGATCGCCTTGAACTGGATGGGCGGCCTGATCCATATGGCGCCGTCCAACATCCTCGCGCTGTTGCCCAGTCTGGGCCTGTCGAAGCGGGTGTCCGGGCGTATCAGCAAGACCATCAAGGCCACCCCGGAATTGGCGAAGCGTGTAGCGGCCAGTCGCTCGCGGGATGCGCGCAACACCATGGACACTAAGGAGTTCGAGGGCGGCTCCCTGTACGTCACCACGGCAGGCTCAGCGGCCAACTTGTCCGAACTGTCGGCGCGCTACATTTACGGCGATGAGGTCGACCGCTGGGAAAATGATGTGGGCCAGGAAGGTGACCCCATCGTTTTGGCGGAAACGCGGGCCACCAACTTTGGGCGCAACGCGAAGATCTACTTCTCCAGCTCGCCCACGATCAAGGGTGCCTCGCGGATCTCGGATTTGTTCGAGTCCAGCGACCAGCGCTACTACTACGTGCCATGCCCCAGCTGTGGGCATATGCAGGTGCTAGAATGGGAACGGCTGCTCTACAACAAGGACTACAGCACGGTTCACTACCAGTGCGCTGCGCCTGAATGTGATGTGCTGATTGAGGAACATCACAAGACCGATATGCTCGCCCGTGGCGAGTGGCGCGCCCATGGCAACGGCGATGGCAAGACGGTGGGCTTCCACCTCAACGCGCTGTATTCGCCGATTGGCTGGAAGGACTGGCCCTCGCTGGCCGAGGAATTCGAAGACGCCAAGAAATCCCAGGCCAAAGGCGACATGGGCCTGATGCAGGTGTTCTACAACACCCGTCTCGCCAAGGTCTGGGACAGCGCGCAAGAGCAAACCAAGGCCGAAGTGTTGATCGCTCGGGCGCGGCTGGAGACCTACACCCTCGGCAGCATGCCAGCGGGCGTGATGATGCTGACAGGCGCCGTCGACGTTCAGGCCAACCGCCTGGAGCTGATGGTGATGGGCTTCGGTGTCGGCATGGAGCGCTGGGTGGTCGACCACCAGGTCATCTGGGGCGATCCCGCCGACGAACGCACCTGGGCGGTGTTGGACGAAAAGCTCAAGGCTCGATACTGGCATCCCTGCGGTGTGGCCTTGGCGATCCTTGCCACGGGCGTTGACTCCGGCGGTCACCACACCGACGAGGTGTACCAGTTCTGCCGTGTTCGTCGCTGGCGCAACATCTTTGCCATCAAGGGCGCGAGCAAGCCCGGCAAGCCGGTGATCGCTCAGCGGCCGTCCATGGTCGACGTGACCTGGAAGGGCCAGACCGAACGCGGCGGCGCCGAGCTATGGTTCGTCGGCACCGATACCGCGAAGGATTGGATCTACAACCGCTACGCCTTCGAGGACGGGCCTGGCTCGCTGCACTTTGCCAACGACCTGCCGGACGAGTTCTTCGCCCAGTGCGTGGCCGAGCGCAAGGTCGCCCGATACGTCAAAGGCTACAAACGTATCGAGTGGGTCAAGGGCAAGGCTGAGCGCAACGAAGCACTCGACCTGATGGTGTACTGCCTGGCAATGGCGCATTACCTCGGTATCAACCGCTATCAGGAACACGATTGGGAGCGGGTCCGGCAGTCGCTGGCTCAATCCGGTTTGTTCGACGAAGCGTTGGGTATCAAGTCCGTGCAGGGCGAGCGCGTTGAAAGCACGGAAGCACCTGCGCCGGTTGCAGCCCGTCAGTCGCAAGCGGCGGCTCAACCTGTTGCGCCCGTCGTACAGCCGCGACCTGCTGCACCCCAACAACGCCGCAGTTCCACCAGCGGCTACCTGAAGAGACGCTGATATGTCGTTTACCCCAAAGCACCTCGACGCTATCGAGCGCGCCATTGCACGCGGTGAAAAGACCGTGCGCTACAGCGACCGCACGGTGGAGTACCGCTCCATCGACGAACTGCTCAAAGCACGCGACGAGATCCGCACGTCGCTGACCAATGCCGCCGGGCCGCGCTCTCGCGTGGTTCGGCTCTACCACGGAGGCAAAGGACTCTAATGGCCCGACATTATCCGACGCTCACCCGTAATGGATTCTTGCTGCCGTCGAACATCAAGGCCAGTTACGAAGGCGCCGGAGAGGGCCGTCGTTCGGCCAGTTGGGAAGCAACTGACAACGGTATCAACAGCATTAACACTCCGGCACTGCGAAACCTGCGCGCTCGTTCGCGGGCGGCGGTGCGCAATGACCCTTACGCGTTCAACGTCATCGACAAACGTGTCAGCAACCTGATCGGCACCGGCATCACGCCCAGGCCTACCACGGACGACGCGGCCCTACGCAAGCTGAAGCAACAACTGTGGGACGACTGGGTAGATGAGGCGGACGCCGATGAGTTGACAGACTTCTACGGCATGCAGGCGCTGGTGGCACGCACGGTTGAAACTGCTGGCGAGTGCTTTGTCAGGCTGCGGCCGCGCAGCCCGAGCGAAGGCTTGGCAGTGCCGTTGCAGCTGCAGGCACTGGCCCCGGAATTCGTCCCACACGACAAATTCGAGACAGCCAAAAACGGCAACGTCATCCGCGCCGGAATCGAGTTCAACCCGTCCGGTAAGCGTGTGGCGTATTGGATGTACCTCTCGCACCCACGCGACTCGTCGTCGTTGAACACCGCTTATAACCAGTTAGTGCGTGTCCCGGCTGCCCAGGTGCTGCACATCTTTGAACCGATGGAGCCGGGGCAGTTGCGCGGCGTGCCGCGCCTCGCACCAGTGTTGAAGCGCTTGCGCAGCCTCGACAATTACGATGACGCGGTGCTGTTCCGCCAAGAGGTGGCGAACCTTTTTGCGGGCTTCATCAAGCGTCCTGCGCCGGACAGCGGGCAGCAACCACGCGATCCGGTCACGGGGCAATTGCTGACCACCGACCGCGACGGCTTCACGCCAATGGTCGCCCTGGAACCCGGCACCATGCAGGAGCTGGGACCAGGTGAAGAGGTGGAGTTCTCCAAACCACCGGATGCCGGCAACAACTACCCGGACTTCATGCGTCAGCAACTGATGGCTGCGGCGGCGGGTTCGGGCACGCCTTACGAGATCCTTACCGGCGATATGCGCGAGGTCAACGACCGGGCGCTGCGGGTGGTGCTTAACGAGTTCCGGCGCCGCCTTGAGCAGCTGCAATTCGGCGTGTATGTGCATCAGCTGTGTCGGCCGGTGCGCGCCGCCTGGATGGACATGGCGGTACTGTCCGGCGCCTTGGTGCTGCCGGATTACGCGCAACGGCGGCGGGAATATCTGCGCACGCGTTGGGTGCCGCAAGGCTGGGCCTACATCCAGCCGGTGCAGGACGTGCAGGCGCGGCGGATGGAAGTCCAGGCGGGCTTTGCCTCTCGCAGCGAGATGGTGCTGCGCACTGGCTACGACGCGGAAACGGTCGACACGGAAAACGCCGCCGACCTCGCCAGGGCTACGAGCCTCGGCCTCAACTACAGCACTCTTGAAGCCATCGAGCAGTTCGATGACAAGGAACAACCATGAGCAAAAAAGCGCTACCGCGCATTTATGACAAGGCTGGCAAGCAGGTAAAAGTCGCGGATAAGAGCTGGTACACCTTCCAGGCCAGCGGTGAAGCCGAACAACACACTATTGAGGTGTTTGTGTACGGCGAGATCGGTATGTGGGGCGTCAGCGCCAATCAGTTTGTCCAGGACCTGCGGGCCATGGATGACGGCACCTCACCGGTGATTGTTGCGTTCAACAGCATCGGCGGCGATCTGTTCGACGGCCTGGCGATTCACAACGCGCTGTCGCGCTTGGGCGACCGCTGTACGGGCCGCATTGACGCGCTGGCTGCAAGTGCGGCCAGTGTCGCGGTATGTGGCGCTCACCGGGTGGTGATCGCGGCCAACGCCATGTTGATGATTCATAACCCCTACACCTTTACCGGTGGTGATGCCGAAGACTTCCGGCGTGTCGCTGACGTGTTGGACCAGACCCTGGAGGCGATTATTGCGGCCTACAAGTCCAAGGCGCCGGATATTGATGAGGCCGAGCTGAGGCGCATGGTCAACGCTGAGACCTGGCTAACAGCCAACGAGGCAGTGGCGCTGGGCCTGGCCGATGAAGTGGGCGACGGCCTCAAAGTCAAAGCCTGTCTCGGCCAGGGCAGTGTGTTGCAGCGCTTCCAGCATGCCCCGGCTGAATTACTCGCCCAGCTTGATGAGGAACCGGAGGTCGAGCCAACAGAGCCAGTTGATCCACCGGAACCGCCACCCGTATTAGACGCAGCTGGGTTGGCGCTGATGGTCACTAAAGGGTGTGCAGCGGCAGGCATCAGCAACCTTGTGGACTCGTTGCTCGCCACCACCCAGCTGGAAAGCGAGGCGGTAGTCACGGCCGCGTTGACCAAGGCGAAGGCGCTGCACGGCCTCTGTGTCGCGGCACGATTACCCGAGTTGACCGGCGAGTTCATCGCTGCCGGACTGGATGAAGCCGCTGTCCGGGCGCGGCTGTTCGACAAGCTGGTGAGCAGCGGCGGTGGCTTTGAAATCAACAACAGCCTGCCGCTGGACGATGATCCAGCACCCACCATCAAGGCCAAACAGGTCGATACCCAATCAATCTGGGCTACCCGTCAGGCGGCGCAGAACGGAACCTCGAAAGGAGCAAGAGCATGAAAACAGAATCGATGCACGCAGGCGAGTTTCTGCTTTCCGAAGGCGCCGGCAATATTTCCCGCGAGGCGATCAACGTCGCCGCCGGTGCCGCCCTGGAGCCGGGCCAGGTACTCGGACTGGTCACACTCACCAGCGAGTTTGCCCCGTATCAGCCGACCGCCGAGGACGGCACTGAAAACGCTATCGCGATCCTCTATGGGCCGCTGAGTGAATCGGAACTGCCACGTCGGGGGCGTGCCATCGTGCGGCTGGCCGAAGTCAGTGAGGCGCATTTGACGGGCCTTGATCCCGCCGCTGAAAAAGCTCTCGCCACCCACTTTGTGATCGTCCGCTAAGAAGTTCACACCCTTTTATCCATCCCGCCGCGTGCGGGATTTTTCGTTTCTGGAGAGTACCCATGGCCGATCTCGCCATTTTTGAAGACGATGCGTTCAGCGTCTCCTCGCTGACCGCTGCAATCAATGACCAGGAATACCTGCCGGGCCGCATCAGCAGCCTTGGCCTGTTCCGCGAAGAAGGCATCAGCACGTTGACTGTGCAGATCGAGAAGGACGGCGACACCCTGGCGCTGGTGCCAGCGGGCGAGCGCGGCACCTCGGGTCTGGTGGTTGGCGGGACCAAGCGTCAACTGATCCCGTTCAACACCGTCCACCTGCCGGAACGCTTCACCATCAAGGCCGACGAGATCCAAGGCATTCGGGCCTTCGGTACCCGCAGCGAATTGCAGGCGGTACAGGATGTGGTCAACAAACGCTTGGCAAAGGCCCGGCGGCAGTTGGATGCCACCCACGAGTTCCAGCGCATGGGCGCGTTGAACGGTCAGGTGCTGGACGCCGATGGCAAGACAGTCTTGCTGGATATCTATAAGTCCTTCGGCGTGAATCGTCAGAAGCTGGCGATGGGCTTGAACAGTCCAGATACCGAGCTTCGGGTCAAATGCGGCGAAGCGTTGGATATGCAGGAAGAGGCGCTTGGCAGCGTCACCAGCAGTGGCTCCCGAGGCATGTGCGGAAAAAACTTCTGGAACAAGCTGATCGTCCACAAGTCGGTGAAAGAGACGTACCTCAACACCATGCAAGCCGCGTCCCTGCGTGGCGATGCCCGTGAGAGCTTCGAGTTCGGCGGGATCGTCTGGGAGCGCTATCGCGGCAAGGTTGCCGGCGTTTCGTTCGTCCACGACGACAAGGCGCTGCTGATCCCTGAAGGCGTGCCGGACCTGTATATCTCGTCCTTCGCACCGGCTGACTACATGGAAACGGTCAACACCCAGGGCATCCCGTATTACAGCAAGATCGAGCCGCTGCCGTTCAACAAGGGCGTCGCCGGTGAAGCCCAGTCCAACCCGCTGCACCTGTGCACGCGGCCTCGGGCGCAGATCCTGCTGGAGATGTGACCGTGGCCTTCCGCGATCTGATCGACGATATCGACGACGTGGTGTTCGAGACACTAGGCGATGTCGCTCATATCGAGGGGCGCGCGGAGCCAGTGCAGGGCATGTTCTCGGCGCCCTGGAAGCAACCGCAGTTCGGCAAGCTCAATACCGGGCTGCGAGAGCCGCGCTTCGAAGTGCGTGTCCGTGACTCGGAGGATCTCAAGCCAGGCTTGCTGGTCACTGTGGATGTCCCGGTGCTGGATGGCGGCGGCAACTATGACCTGTTGCAGCTCGAACCGAACGGCAATGGCCTGGTGGCCTTGATCTTGAGGAAGCGGCCATGAGCATCGGCAGCCATACCCAGCAGAAGCGCGACGGCGGGATGCTGACCATCCAGCCGTCGGCGGTCCATGTCCAGGCGTTGAAAGAGTTCGGGGACCTGGTGCCCAAGGCGGCAGCGGCGGCCCAGCGGCGTGCGATCAATAAGACCATCGGCTGGCTGCGTACCCACATTGCACGGGCGGTCGGTAAGCAGGAGCGGATCGCTATCGGCGCTGTCCGGCAACGTCTTCGGGCGTATCCGGTAACTGGCGGCGATATGCGCGGCAAGTTGTGGTTCGGCATCAATGCCATTGAAGCCAGCCGTACCGGCCGGGCACGGCAAACCGGCGCGGGTGTTTCGGTTGCTGGTCGACGTTTCCAGGGCGCGTTCTTCAAGAAGGTCTACGGTAGCAATGCCGATATCTGGATCCGCACGTCCAGCAAGCACTTCAACCCCACAGACTACCCCGATAGCGAGCAGGGCGGCAGGCGCACCGGCTTTGTCGAGGAAAACGACAACCGTTTTCCCCTGGCAAAAGCCAAGGTGTCACTGGAACAGGTGCGACCGCACTTCGATGCGTGGGTGAAACGTGCTGACGAACGCCTGCTGGAGATCCTCACGCAGGAACTCAACTTTGAACTGCAGAAGTATTTGAAGGGGACGCCGCGTGTCTGACGAAACGTTGAGCCTCGATCAGCTTTATCAAGCCATTGAGCAGCACCTGCAGCAGCAACTACCCGGTGTGCAAACTGTGGCGGCTTGGCCGGATATCAAGGACTACATCCCGTTGCCGGCGGTGTTCCTGGAGATGGCCGAGATTGAGCCTGGTGTCGATATCGGCACGGGTGAGACCACCCTGGTGTGCAAGTTCGAAGCACGAATTATCGTTGATCCGATTTTGCCCCACCACCATCGACAGGCCGTGCAGTTGGCGACTCAACTTATCGTTCTACTACGAGCGCAGAGTTGGGGACTGCCGGTGGAACCGGCCGAGTTTGCCCAGGCGCTACAGGACTGGACGCGACCGGAACTCGATGGCTACACCGTCTGGCTGGTGGAGTGGAGTCAGACGATTTATCTCGGCGCCGAAGAATGGCCGTGGCCGGATGAACCTCCGGGAACGCTGTTGATCGGTATCAGCCCAGACATTGGTCCAGGCAGCCGGGACCAGTACGTCGCGCCGGAGCTGTTGGGATGAGCTACGCAGGCGGTGAAAGCGACCGCATGATCGCCGCGATGTTGATGGATTGCGTGGTAGCTGCCGTCGACACCACGGCATCGCCGCCGGTGGTGCGGGTCAGAGCTGGCGAGTGGACTAGCGCCTGGGTGCGCTGGCACAGCGTGGCTGCTGGCAAGGCCCGGCATTGGCGCGTACCTAGCCTGGGAGAGCAGGGCAAGTTGTTCAGCCCAAGCGGAAACCCGGCGATGGGCACTTTTATCCCCGGCCTGTACGGCGATGCTGGCCCGCCGCCGGATAATCGGCATCACGTTGAGGTGTGGCGTTTTGATGATGGCGGCTCGCTGGTCTACGACTGGAAGGCCAGCAGCTACAGCATCACGCTGCCTTCCGGGTCAGTCACTATCAAAGTGGGTGGCACTGTGGCAACGGTTACTGACAGCGCCGTCACCGTGGTTGCCGGGGATATCGGCCTCACGGGTAACGTCGCCATCACCGGGCCGCTGACCGTATCCGGCAACATCACCGGTGCTGGAACAATCATTGATGCCTTGGGCAACAGTGCAAACCACAAACACTGATTGACCTCTTTTCAGCCCGCCACGAGCGGGCGTGTTTATTTCTGGAGTGAGCCTTTATGAACAAGCCCAAGCCGGACGAACAGCCGCCGGTGGCAGCAGCGAAAGTTGAGCTGTCGTCCAAATCGCCAAGCCTTCCGCGAACCTTTCTCGACAAGGTGTATACCTCTCGAACGCTGATCACGCCAATGGGCCACGGTCTCCCGGTAGTCAAGGGGCAGGTCGCGGCCACCACTGCTGATCAGTACGAGTTTCTCAACAATCACCCTGACTTCAAACCCGTATCGGAGTAGCCCAGATGATCGGAATGGATCGCCACACCGGGCAGCCCATCTCCGGCATTGAACATCTGCGCCAGTGCATCGCAGACATCCTGACGACACCTCTGGGCAGTCGTCGGCATCGACCGGAATACGGCAGTCAACTGCGCCGCTTTGTTGATCTGCCGGTGACGGAGGGCTGGAAAAGCGCCGTACAGGCTGAGGTCGCTCGGGCGCTGGGCCGATGGGAACCCCGTTTGAAAATCAGCCAGGTCCGTGTAGTGGCTGTCTTGGACGGCCGAATCGAATTTGAACTCAAGGGCCTGTTCAAGGGCGAAAACGCGCTAGTGAGGGTCGCCGCATGAGCACCGTGGATTTATCAGCGCTGCCAGCGCCGCCTGTGCTGGAGGAACTCGACTTTGAACAAGCCTATGCCGAAGAGCTGGCCGCCTTTCGTTTGTACATGGGCGACAACTGGACCGCCGAGCTGGAGAGCGATCCCGTGGTCAAGCTGCTGGAGCTGGGAGTATACCGGCGCATACAGAACAGGGCACGGGTCAACGACGGCGCTAAGGCTCTGTTGCTGGCCTACGCCATTGATGGCGACCTCGACCAACTAGCCGCGAATGTCCGGCTCGAGCGCCTGGTGATACAGGAAGAAAACCTCAATACCTTTCCACCGGCGCCTCGGGTGATGGAATCCGACGATGCCCTGCGCGAGCGTGTGCAGTTGGTGTACGAGGGACTGACTACAGCTGGCCCGCGCAACAGCTACATCCTGCATGCTCGCAACGCGTCAGCGCTGGTAGCGGATGCCACGGCCGAAAGCCCGGCCCCCGCAGAGGTGGTGGTGACAGTGCTTCACCTGCAGGGCAATGGCGTGGCCGAGCAGCCGCTGTTGGATACGGTTAAAGCGTATCTCAGCGATGACAACATCCGGCCCGTCGGTGATCGCCTTACTGTTCAGAGCGCGCAGATCATTGAGTACCGCGTTGATGCGGTGCTGCACATGGCAGGCGCCGGCTCGGAAAATGAAGCGATTCTTGCTACGGCGAAACAGCGTCTGCAGGACTGGATCAACCCACGGCGAAGGTTGGGTGTTGAGGTGCCGCGTTCAGCCATTGATGCGCAGCTGCATATCGGCGGCGTGGCTCGGGTTGATTTGACAGGCTGGCAGGACATCAAGTGCAACAAGGCGCAGGCGGCCTTCTGCGTCGGCTTTACCGTGATAGAGCGGAGGCAGACGTGAGCAGCCTCCTACCCATCAACAGCACCCAGCTTGAGCGGGCCATTGAGGCGGCTACTGACGAAGTGACCGATATCCCGCTACGCACTTTGTATAACCCTGATACGTGTCCTACGGACTTGCTTCACCAGTTGGCCTGGGCTTGGTCGGTTGATCGCTGGGACAACAACTGGTCGGAGGCAATCAAGCGTGCGGCTATACGCTCGGCGTTCTACGTACATGCCCACAAGGGCACCATCGGCGCTCTGCGGCGTGTCGTCGAACCTTTGGGTTATCTTATCGAAGTTCAGGAGTGGTGGCAGACCACGCCAAAGGGCGTTCCGGGCACCTTTGCGTTGAAGGTGGGCGTGCTGGAAACGGGTATTACCGAGGAGATGTATCAAGAACTCACATGGCTCATTGATGACGCCAAACCGGTCAGTCGGCATATGACGGGCTTGGCTATCAGCCTTGAATCCACTGGCCCGATAAACATCTTCGCAGGTACTTACGACGGGGACGTGATTGATGTTTATCCGCCGTTACTTCGGGATATCGAATCAACTGGGTTTATCGGAGGAGGCGGGCGTGAGCACTCCATTGACGAGCTGGAGGTTTATCCCCCGTCTCCCACCACTATTTTGATTGAATGTTACCTCGGTGTCCCAGGCCGCGAACACTCCATAGACCTTTTGGACGTATACCCATGATTGACGCAAATTCGCAGTTCTTCGCCATCCTGACGGCAATTGGGGAGGCTAAACAAGTTAAAGCCGATGCAGGTCTAATGACTTGGAAACTCACCCACATGGCCGTGGGGGACGCAAACGAGACTAACCCGATACCAGATCGCCTGCAGAAGGCATTGATTAATGAGCGCCGACGGGCACCATTAAATACGCTGGCCCCTGATCCTACCAATCCCGGAATACTTGTAGCCGAACAGATTATTCCGGCCGATGAAGGCGGCTTCTGGATTCGAGAAATGGGCTTGTTCGACTCGGACGGAGATCTGGTTGCGGTAGCCAATTGCGCGCCGAGCTATAAGTCGAAACTGTCACAAGGTTCTGGCCGCACGCAAATTCTGCGCATGAACTTCATCGTCAAAAGCTCGACCAATGTGGTTTTGCAAATTGACCCGGCAGTGGTCCTGGCAACACGTAAGTTTGTGGAAGATTCGGTGCTTAATGCGGTCAACGCGCTTGACCAAAAGGCGTCTGTGCTGGTCGCCACTACTGCGCCGATTGTGCTTGCGGGCGTGCAGACCATTGATGGTTTGGCAGTTCCGGCAGGGTCGCGAGTGTTGGTGAAAAACCAAACGAATGCGACTGAAAATGGCCTCTATCTGGTCTCGGCTGAGAGTTGGATACGTACCGCAGACGCGGACAATGGCGCCAAGGCTACCCCAGGGATGCTTGTGGTTGTCGAGCGTGGTGCCGTGAACGCCGATACGTTGTGGCTGCTGGCAACGGATGGCGTGATCACTCTGGGCACCACGCCTTTGACGTTCGTCCAGCGCGGCTCTCAAGGTAGCTATGCCGGGCAAACGAATTACATGGGTGATACAGCATTGAGTGCGGCGGATGTCGGAAGGCTGTGCAACTTTGCGAAGCTATCGACTGTTACGTTGCCACCGGCATTAACCGTTGCGGCCGCGTCATTGGTCACCATCGGCAGTTCTTTGTCTGGTGGTGTCTGGGTCGTGCCTGCTGCGGGTGACACCTTGACGAATGTGATGACGGAACCAGGGCCATTTTTCATCCCGGTCGGTAGCTTTGGGGTGTTCCGCCGACAAGTAGAGGGGCGCGGCTGGGGTTTGGATAGTGGAGATGCCGCGCTCAAGTATTCCCCGGGTTTCTCCGCACGCCTTGAGGCGAATGGTTATCAAAAATTGCCTTCTGGTCATATTGAGCAATGGGGCATCGTGCCTCCTATTCCCGCAGGTGGTTCGGTACTGATTAATTACCCGATTAAATTCCCTAATGGCCCGCTGGCAATTGTGGCGGGGGCGGGCGCTTCGCAAGCGGGCAGCCCTGGGATCAACTCATACAACGAATCTGCTGGGCAGGTCAGGTTCTGGAATTCGTCACTCACCGTTGCCACCCAGGCAAGCACCTATTTTGCGAAGGGCATTTAAGTATTTTTAGAGGAAAGATGTATGTTTGCTTCAAGAGAAACCGGCTTTTTTTACGATCCTGTGTTTAACGATGTGATTCCAAAGGATGCGGTGAAAATTTCCGCTGAGACGCATGCAGAACTTCTCGCGGCGCAAGGCGAAGGCAAAGTAATAGGTTGGGGCGATGACGGTTATCCGCGCCTTGAGGCCGCGCCGGAGCCTTCTCCTGAGCTTCTAGCAACGGTAGAGCGTGCTTGGCGGGATTTGCAACTGGCTGGCTCGGACAGTGTGGTAACGCGATATCGAGACGAACTGGAGGAGGGCGCAAAAACTTCCCTCACGTCTGATCAATATGCTGAGTTGCAAGCCTATCGCCGCAAGTTGCGCGACTGGCCGGATGGCGCCCAGTTCCCCCTCAAGGATCACCGCCCGCTTGCGCCGTCCTGGCTATCTGAATCATTGCAATAAACGCCCCGCGCTGACGGGGCGTTTTCTTTTCCGCTACCACCAAACCGAAATACCCCCAACGACCTCGCCTATGCGGGGTTTTGTCATTTATGGAGATTTCATCCTATGGCCTCTTCCGGTCGCTTTCACGGCGTTACCGTCACCCTGGTGGATACCGGGGCTCGGACTATCGCGTTACCGTCGTCGTCCATCATTGGGCTGTGCGACACCTTCACTGTGCTGCCCACGGCGTCTGCGAAACCCAACGAGCTGAAGCTCATCACCAGCGAGCGTGAGGCAATTGCTGCTTGGGGTGAAGATTCGGCTATGACCCGTGGGTGTAAGGCCATCTTCGTGCGAGCCAAAGCGGTGGTAATTGGCTGCGGCGTTGCCAAGGTTGAAGACCCTGCGCAGCAAACGTCGTCGATCATTGGCGGCGTACTCGCCTCCGGCCAGCGTACCGGTCTGCAGGCATTGCTCGACGGCAAAAGCCGGTTCAACGCCCAGCCGCGGCTGCTGATTGCGCCGGGTCACACCGCGACCCAGGCTATTGCCACAGCCCTGGATGCTTTGGCGGGCAAGCTTCGAGCGCTGGCGATTCTCGACGGGCCGAACACCACTGATGAAGCCGCCATGGCCTACGCCCAGGAGTTTGGCAGCAAACGCTGCTACCTGGTCGATCCGGGCGTCCAGTTGTGGGACACGCTGGAAAGCAAAACCATTGATGCACCGGCCTCGGCGTTCGCTGCGGGCTTGTTCGCCTGGACCGATGCGGAGTACGGCTTCTGGTCGTCTCCGTCAAACAAAGAGTTTGTCGGTATCACCGGGACCTCGCGGCCGGTGGAGTTTCTGGATGGGGACGAAACCTGCCGGGCAAACCTGCTCAACAACGCAAACATCACCACCATCATCCGCGACGGCGGTTATCGCCTGTGGGGTAACCGCACGCTGTCCTCGGATCCGAAGTGGGCGTTTGTCACCCGTGTGCGCACCGTGGATATCGTCATGGACGCGATCCTCGCCGGACACAAATGGGCAGTCGACCGTGGCATCACCAAGACCTACATCAAGGATGTGACCGACGGCCTGCAGGCGTTCATGCAGGACCTGAAAAACCAGGGTGCGGTAATCAACTTTGAGGTCTTCGCTGACACCGAGTTGAACACCGTCGGCCAGCTGGAGCAGGGCAAGGTGTATTGGAACATCCGCTTTACCGACGTGCCGCCCGCCGAGAACCCTATTTTCCGGGTCGAGGTTACCAACCAGTGGCTCACCGAAGTCCTGGAAACCGCCGCCTAAGGAGGCTGCTCAATGATTCCTCAAGTGCTTTACAACACCAACTTGTTCGTCGATGGCATCAACTTTACCGGCGACGTGCCGAGCCTGAGTTTGCCGAAGCTGGTGGTCAAGACCGACGAGTACCGAGGCGGCGGCATGGCTGGCCCCATCGAGATGGACGTCGGCCTGGAGAAGATGGAAGCCAGCTTCACCACCAACGGTGTACGCCGTGAAGCCATGAAGTTTTTCGGTCTGGCGGATCAAACGGCCTTCAACGGCGTTTATCGCGGTTCGTTCAAAGGCCAGAAGGGGCAGACCACTGCAGTGGTCGCGACCCTGCGCGGCATGCTCAAAGAACTGGATCCAGGTGACTGGAAGCCGGGCGACAAAGCCGAATTCAAATACTCGGTTGCCGTCAGCTACTACAAGCTGGAAATCGCTGGTCGCCTCATCTACGAAATCGACATGGTTGCTGCGATCCGTGTGATCGATGGCGTGGATCAACTGGCCTCTATGCGCAGCGACCTGGGTCTTTAAGGAGTTAATCGAATGGCTACCCCTGAACTGAAAAAAATTCCGACCTGGCTGAAGCTATCTGCGGAAAGCGCCACGATCACGCTATCCAAGCCTTCTCAGATCAACGGCGTTACGGTTGATACCTTGATCATTCGCTCGCCGACAGTACGCGAGGTGCGCGCTGCTGATCGCGCTTCAGACAACGACGATGAGCAGCGCGAACTGATGCTGTTCGCCGGCCTTTGTGAAGCTGGTCAGCAGGATCTGGAGGGCCTGAAGCTGGTGGACTACCACCGCTTGCAGGCCGGTTATTTTCGCCTGGTGCAGGACGACGGGATTTAATCCCGCACTGCAGAAACTGGCGGCTAAACGACTGGCGGCGGAAACCGGATTTTCCGCCGCCGAGATCCAGGCTATGCCGTTCGCCGAGATGGTCTGGTGGCTCGCCGATTGAGCCACCCGCCGTAATCACTCGCTACAGGGAGCCTCGTTATGGCTAACAAACTCGCGCTCGGCCTGGTGATTGGCGGCGCCGTAAGCTCCACCGTCGGCACTGCGTTTAAGGACGTCCAGGGGCGGATCAAGCAGCTCGAAGCCCAAGGCACCAAAGCACGGGTGCTGCAGCGTACGATTGGCGACACCATCCGCCTGCGGGAGGAGTGGAAAAAGGCCAATGACAGTGGCGCTGCCGGTGCCAGTACCTTGCTGCGCAAATTGGAATTCAACCTCAATACCCTGAAAAAGCAGGGTGTAGAGGTGCGCAATCTCACCAAGGCTTATCAGACCATGGAGCAGGTCGCTCGAAAGTCTGATTTAAAAGCTAAAGGTTATTCCCAAGTCAAGGAGGGCAAGGAGAGCCTGACGGGGACGCTGGGCAAGGCAGCGGCCGCCACGGCGCTTATTGCCATTCCTACCAAGGTTTCGGCCAATTACCAGACTCAAATCCGGCAGATGGCGTTGTGGGCACACACTGCCGGTACAGACGCCGAGAAACAAATGGCCGACAAGATCAGCGAAGTGGCCGCGAAAAAAGGCATGGGCCAACAAGCTCTCGCCCGTGCGGTCGGTGGGCTGATCGAGAAGGGTATCGACTGGCAAGAGTCGGTGGACTACGCGCCGCTGATTGCTGACCTGGTAGACGGCCAAGGCATGGAAGCGGATACGATTGCTACCTTGTTCAGTGCCTTCAAGGAAGCCGGGGTCAAGAAAGAGGACATGGGCGCCATGCTGGGCCAGGTGGCCGCTGCCGGCGACATTGGCGCGTTCGGCCCCAAGGACATGGCCAAGTACATGCCGGCGTTGCTCGGAACGATTAAACGTCTGGGCATGGAAGGCCCGGAGGCGGTGCGTTTCCTCGGTGCAAGTCTGCAGTCGCAGTTCTCGCAAACCCAGGACGCGGCGGCTGCCGCAACCAACATGAACAACCTGCTCAACGCGGTCATCAGCAGCACCAGCCAGGAACGGTTCGCAAAACAGGGCTATGACCTCACAAGCTCAATCCTCGCCGCCACCAAAAGCGGCAAGGCTTCCAATCCAGTCGAAGCCTTCATCCTGCTCAGCGAACAACTGATCCAAAAACAGGATCCTGCCACAGCTAAAAAGGTTGCGGCGCTCAAAGCAAAGATCAAGGCATCCAAGGATGGCAGCGCCGAAGAAGAGCAAGCGATGGTTGCACTGATCCAGGCGGCAGGGTTGGCTAACATCGTCAGTGATCAGAGCGCCAGTGACGGCTTGCTTGCTCAGATCAAGTACGGCAACACGATCAAAGACAACATGACCACCATCAAGGACACCGATGGTAAGGCCAAGATCGAGGCCGATGCGGCTAAGGCCCGCGAAACATCAAACTCCAAGTGGAGCGCGGCGACATCGAGCATGGAAGCGACAATGACCAGCCTGGGTGATGCCTTGCGACCGCTGACGGATCTGGCGGCTGATGGGTTGACCAAGGTGGGCAATAGCATTGCGGGTCTGGCTAACGAGTTTCCAAAAATCGTCAGCGGGACGACGGTGGCCATCGGTGCCATTGGTGCTGCTGTGGCGGCCTTCCAGACGTTCAAGATTGGCAAAGGCTTGATCAACCTGGCACGCGGTGGCCTGGGCGGTAAAGCGGGCGGTGTGCAAAAAGTCTTTGTCACCAACGCTGATGGCGTGGGCGGTGGCGAGGGTGCCGCACCGAAAGGTAAAGCCGGGACTGCGCTATCGGTGGTGGAGAAGGGGCTCAAAGCTGTTGCTGCGATCAAGGGCAAAGCGGAACCGGATGCCGATGGTAATGCCGATGCGAAAGCTGGCGGTTTTGATGTGGTCGCCACAGGGTTGGACGTGGTGTCCATGATTCAAGAAGCGGTTGGTACCGGAGAGGCAGCGGAAAAATCAGAGGGTGCCAACAACGGAGTTCGACGCGTATTTGTGGTGAACATGGCCTCCATGGGAGGCATGGGCAATTCACGCTCTGCACGGCGCAGGAGTAGAAAGCAGCCGGCCAGGCGTGCTCCTCGTCGACAGCCATCTGGGCCGCCGCGTCCACCCTCTAAATTGCGGGCTGCACCTGCTGCACGACCACCCGGCAAAGCTCCAGGCCCTTCGGTTCAACAGACTCGTGTACCGGCCGTGGGCCGGGCAGCTCCGGTGAGACTTCCGCAAACACCGGTATCACCGCCGTCTACGCCTATGCCTCGCACTCCTGCAATGCCCGTACCTCGTGTTCCCGTGCAGCCCGGGCCAGCTACAAAAATGTTAACCACGGTGGCAGGGGGGCTGGGTAAGGTCGGAAAAGCGGCTAAGGCCGCCCCCGGCGGGTCATTGGTTGAGGCTGGCAGCATGGTGCTCAATACCTACCTGACCGCTGAAACCCGTGACGAGAAAGCCGAGGGCTACGGCGAAGCGGCGGGCACGCTCGCCGGCACAATGGCGGGTGCAGCCGCTGGGGCCGCGATTGGTTCGGTAGTACCGATCATCGGCACCGCCATTGGCGGGATGGTCGGCGCTTATCTTGGCAGCATGGGGGGCCAGCAACTGGGGGGCTGGGCTGGGCTGTCAATGTTTGGCAGCGATAAACCTAAAGTACCTGATGCGCCGGTAACGCCGCTGCTAATGGCGCCGAGACCTGGACCAGCGGTGCCCAGTTTGGCAACTATGGCTAATAGTTTTGCAGCTCCACTGCCGCCCGCAGTGCAGGCGGTCAATCCAGTGGTAACAAGTATTGCGTCGGCATCACCTGGACCAGTATCCGCGATGCAAAAGGTCGACCGCCCTATACGCACAGATCCTGGTCTTGCAGCGATTGCGAACAGCTTTGCTGCACGCAAGCAGCGCGATAAGCCGCCAGGTGAATCGCCTGCAGTAGTCGCCGCAAAAGCTATTGCACCGGCTGCGATTCATGCTGGACCGTCATTAGGTGACGTGGCCCGGTCCTTGTCCGCACCGAGTCCCGCTAAACCGGCCGGCGTGGTCATTCAAGCGCCTGTGGCCTCGAAAGCGGAGCCAACACGAGTGGACCAGAAATTTAGCTACTCGCTGAGCATGCCGGTCACGGTGGAAGGGGATGCAAAGGATCCTCAGCAGTTCGTCCAACAGCTTCTGCCGTTAATGCAGAGGGCGCTCAGTGATGCCGCGCAGCAGGAAGCCAGGCGCAATCTCTTCGACGATGCCCACACATAAGGAGTGTATATGGAGTACCTGGAGCAATTGCATTCGGGCTTCAAGTATCTGGTCAGCGCTGGCGAGTCTGGACGGCGCAGCCTGGATGGACTAATGGGGCCGGTGAATGGCGCAATCAGCGAGATCTCCGGCGCGGCGGCTGAGTTGGAGAACGTTCCGTTTCTTCCTGCAGGTGTGGGGGAGAAGCTGCAGCGGGTGATGCGTGGCGTCGGTGCGGCCCAGGCCAAGGTTGGGGCCGTAGTCGAAACCTACAGCCGCGCCTCACGGGCAGCATCGCAGATTGACGAACGCCTAGGGGTCCTGAAAGAACAAGCCGCCAAGGCCGGAGCGGCAATCAACAAGGTGGCGGGCAAGGTCAGCCCGCAGTTGGCAAACGTGTTTCCAACGGAATCGCTTGGGCTGACGCAGACGCCGCTCGCCGAGGCGGTAAAGCCGTTCCCACACCTGCTGATCATTCAGCCGCTCAAGCCCAATACCCAACCTTACTACTTCAACCTGGATACAGCAGCCTTCGATGAGCTGCGCAGGCAAACGGAATTTCGCTGGGCCTCACAAGAGCGCCTTAGTCTTAGGCCGGCTCAACAAGCGATAGGTATGGGTGAGGAAAAAATGACCCTCAAGGGTTCGATATTTCCCGGTTTCAAGGGCGGGCTCAAGCAACTGGATACCCTGCGCAGCATCGGTGCCCAGTTGCTGCCACTGACGCTCACTACCGGTTATGGAGAGGTGCTGGGTACCTGGTGCCTAAAGAACCTCGACGAAGAGCAAAGCGCGCTGCTGCAGGGCGGTATCCCACGTAAACAAGTATTTACCCTGGAGTTTGTACGTTATGGCGATGACATGCAGAACATCTGACGGTGATGTGCTGGATACCCTGTGTAACCAATTTTACGGTCATCTGAATGGCACCGTGGAGGCCGTGCTTGCTCACAACCAAGGACTAGCCGACCAACCGCAGCCACTCAAGGCCGGGCTGTTGATCGTGTTCCCGGACCTTGCACCCGTCACGGATGAAACGGTGCAGTTGTGGGATTGATAGCTGATTGCACAAGCCCCGCACTGCGGGGCTTTCTTGTTTTTAGGGTGTGAGATGAAACCAACTTTTAGAATTGTCGCTGACGGGACTGACATTACGGCCCTGATCAATGACCGCCTATTGTCACTACGCACCGTGGATAAACCAGGTATGGAGTCGGATGATTTTGAGTTGCGCATTGATGATCGCGATGGTGCGGTATCGCTGCCCAAACGTGGTGCTGGCATCGAGATCTACCTGGGCTACGCTGGCAACAGCCTGACCCGTCTCGGCCGCTATGTGGTTGATGAAATCGAGGCGTCCGGCCCGCCGGACACCATTGTGATTCGTGGTAAAGCCAGCGACATGCGTGGATCCGGCAAAACCACCCGCACCGGCAGTTGGGAAGGTGTCACGCTCGCGCAGATCGTAGCGGACGTGGCGGCTCGCAATGGTTGGCAGCCCGTTTGCTCAATTAAAACGCTGGTCCCTCGGGTCGATCAGATCGGTGAGTCCGACTTCAACTTCATCACTCGCCTGTCCAAACAATACGACTGCACCGCCAAGATCGCTGACGGCAAGCTGCTGGTGATGCCGCGCCAGGCGGGGCAGAGCGCGAGCGGTAAAACTCTTGAGGTGCTGACCATCTACAGAAGTGACGTCAGCCGCTGGCAGTTTCGTTTTGCTGATCGCACGACGCAGAAGGCGGTCAAGACGCGCTATCAGGAGAAAAAGAGTGGCGAGTTGGTGACCCTGGAACTGGGGAACGATGACGCGCCCGATGGGATGCCGCCGGTTCACACCGACCGGCATATCCACCCAAACAAGTCCGCAGCGGAACAGGCTGCTAAGGCACGGCTGAATGCGTTCAACCGCTCCACGGCTGCCGTTCGGCTGGAGATGGTGGGGCGCACGGACTTGTTTGCTGAGAGGCATATCAATGCGCAAGGCTTCAAAGTCGGCTTGGACGGGGATTTCTTGGTGGACTCAGTGGAGCAACTTTTCACACAGGCCGGCTGGAGCACTACCGTGGAGTGCAACGCCGGCAATAAAGGCAAATCTAACGCTGTGAAACCGAAAAAGAAGAAGCCCAAAGAGATTAAACTTTTGGAACTCTGAGGTTAGTGTCTCAATACTTCGCTAAGTATATTTATGAGTAGGGTGTAGTTTGGGTTTTTAGTTTCGTCGCGAAGGATTTTTGGACCGCCTTTCTGTGTCGAGATGTTCCCGCTGTTGTCTAGTAAGTACTCTGCAATTATAGTTTCTTCTTTCGTGCCGGTCTTAGGTGAAAGAATTATTAATTTTCCTAGAAAGATATTGTCGAGTAGGAGGGGTGTCAGTATCAGGGTGAAACTTTTTTCTATTACTTTTCCTGTCAGTTTAGGTATTTTTGGATTGTGCGGTTCAAGGCTCAATAATTCTTTGAGATAGTCTTTTGAAAGAATCTCCCAATGCTCAAATGCGTCATTAAGATTTCGCTTAATCCGCTGCCATTGACGTTGATGTTTAATTAGTTCGAGTGTGGCGAGATCTGTATCCATGATGCTAATGACCGTCATCTTATTTACTCCATGTCTTAGGTGAGAGGTATTGATAAGCGCTTCTGGATTATGTTTTAACTCGTTTTTTTGTCCCAGGGGGGATTATGCAGCTCACTATAGATCAAATTATCTTCATCATGCCCAACGCCCGTCGCCAAGCGGGCGTGTTTGTATCTGCTCTAAACGCAGCGATGACGAATCGAAAGATCGATACACCGAAACGCCAAGCCGCGTTCCTCGCCCAGGTTGGTCACGAGTCAGGCCAACTACAGTACGTGCGAGAGTTGGGCAGCGATCAGTATCTCAGCAAGTACGACACCGGCTCCCTGGCGGCTAAGCTCGGTAACACCCCTGAAGCCGACGGCGACGGTCAGCGCTATCGTGGCCGAGGGCTGATCCAGGTCACCGGCCACGACAACTACCTGCGCTGCAGCCTGGCACTGTTTGGCGATGAACGATTGCTGCGCACGCCGGATCTGCTTGAGCAACCGCAGTGGGCGGCAGAGTCGGCGGCGTGGTTCTGGACGGCGAATGGCTTGAATGCGCTCGCCGATCAGGATCAATTCAACACCATCACTCGGCGCATCAATGGCGGCCTCAATGGCTTGGAGGATCGGCTGCAGCTGTGGGCTAGGGCGAGGGCGGTGTTATGCGTCTCGTCGACTTGATTCCTGCGCAGTTCCGTATCGCTGCCCTTGGCGTGTTGTTGGTGACCGTCGCCGCCGGATCAGCTGCATTAGCCTGGACTGCTCAAGGTTGGCGCTATGGTCGGGAGCTGGAGCTCCAGGCTCGTCTGCAGGCGGACTCTCTAAAAGAGTTAACCCAAGCGTCCGATGCACTGCTGCGTACCGAGCAGGACAGGCGCCTGGCCCTAGAGCAACGTCTGCAGAAGAAAGACGAAAGTCACTACAAGGAATTGAGCGATGAGAAAACCAAGCAGGCTCGTATACGTGATCGCCTGGCTACTGCTGATCTGCGGTTGTCAGTCGTACTCGCCGCCTCCGAAACCACCGGTAGCTGTTCAATGCCAACCACCACCGCCACCGGCCGCGTGGTTCATGGCACCACAAGAGCCAAACTTGACCCAGCGCATGCTCAACGAATTGTCGGAATCACCGATGCCGGCGATCAAGGATTGACCGCCCTGCGGGCCTGTCAGGCCTATGCAAAGGAAGTTTCTGGCCTGAGATAAACGGTGCGGGATTTAAACGTCCAGCCTCCATGTCGCTGGAGCTGGACGCTTGGTAAAAAACGTGATCAGGAACGAGCAAGTTTTAGATTGTTACCTGAAAATTTTAACCTGGAGGTAGGTTGTTCGATAAAGCGGAACGTCAAGTAGGCGGTTGCAAGCGAAGCCAATAGAACAAACCATGCGGCGTTAAAGCTACTCATGTTGTAATAGAGGGCGCCAATTATAAAAATAGGATGAAATAGGTAGATGCTAAAGCTAAGTGTTCCTAGTGTTCTCAAAGGCTTAGTAGAGAGTGCTTTTTTCAATAACCCATTATGGTTTACCGACGCCAGCAGGACCAACGACCAGACTGCAGAATACAAGATAAAGTCTTTGTGGAAGTAATTGCTCTCCACGGGAGCGGCGATAAGAGAATATACCGTGGGTGTCATTACTATCACAGCAGCTATGCCAACATAGCCTAGGTATTGGCACAGCTTTGGAAACCATGCCTTGTCCTGCAGCGCTTCTTGCAAGAACGCGACAAATATCCCCGTGATGAATATCGGCAGGTAAGGGATGAATCGTGGGTCGTTGAGCAAGGACTCGCCTTCCGGTGAAATCCACTGGGAAAGCAGAATAAGGCAGAGGTACAGCGCTGAACACGCGAAAAGCCCTTTCCTCTGGGCTACAAAAAAGATTCCAGCCAGAAAAGGAAGCACGAAGTAAAATTTGAATTCTACTGCGATACTCCAGGTGAGTCCTTGAGACTCGGTGAGTATGAGTTGGTTGAAAAGTCCATACAGGTCAAGATTGAACGGTTGGCCGTAGCCAATGCCGTAGTACTTCACCGATGCCCAAGTGGTGGCCAGGGCCAGTAATAGATAAAAGGTATACAACGGATAAATTCTAAAGAATCGTCTCTGCCAATAGTTCGACATGAATTCGCGAGTAAATATCTTATTGCTGGTAGTAATGATTTGACGGGTCAGCAGGAAAGAGCTGAGCAAGAAAAAAAGAAAGACGCCCGATTTTCCAATGCCTCTGAAGTCTAGGGAAGGGACGAAAAACATATTGAGGTTGCTGGTGTGGCTAAGCACTACGATTAACGCAGCCAGGCCCCGCAATCCATCTAGAGCGTCAATCTGGAGAAGTTTATTTGATATCGCTCTATGTATCATTGCTAGGTTTGCTTCCCTGTGGCGCTAATAAGTACCGGCTATAAAATTAAATGTTGCCGATTAGACTCATTTAAAGAAGCGAAATTGTAGCGGAATATTCGGCGCGACGCATTGCTGACAAACCGCTATTCGGCCAGAACGGGCCATTCGTAAGAGTTTTCAATACCGAAAAAAGGAGCGACCGGGCAGGATGCGTCAACCTCCAACCCGGCCACCTTCCCCGCAGAACGTCCCTGCAAGTCCAGCCAAGGCTCCTGCTTCGTGCACAAAGCGGAGCGAGCCTAGCACTGTTTATCCATACAGCAAAGGTCTTGCTCATATGTCTACTCCCATCATTCCTTGGATGGGCGGCAAACGCCGCCTGGCCGATCGCCTTATCCCGCTTTTTCCTCCCCACGAATGCTATGTCGAAGTCTTCGCGGGCGGCGCTGCGCTTTACTTTATGCGTCCCCAGGCAGCACCCGTTGAAGTCCTCAACGACATCAATGGCGACCTGGTGACGTTGTACCGCGTCGTGCAGAACCACTTGGAAGAGTTCGTACGCCAGTTCAAATGGGCACTCAGTTCACGGCAAGTGTTCGAGTGGCAGAAGATGACCCGGCCCGAAACGCTCACCGACATCCAGCGCGCCGCCCGGTTCTTTTACCTGCAGCATCATGCGTTTGCCGGCAAGGTGACCGGGCAGACGTTCGGTACCGCGACAACTGGTCCAGCTATCAACCTGTTGCGGATCGAGGAAAATCTGTCTGCAGCGTGGCAGCGGCTGTCCGGAACCTATGTTGAAAACTTGAGCTGGCTTGAGTGTGCCGAGCGTTACGACCGCGCCCATACCTTTCACTACATGGATCCGCCTTACTGGCAGACCGCCGGCTATGGCGTGGATTTTCCCTTTAAGGATTACGAGCGCATGGCTGACTTCATGCGGCGCTGCAAAGGGAAGGTCATGGTCAGCATCAATGATCATCCGGACATTCGGCGGGTGTTCGAAGGTTTCCATTTTGAAACGCTCGATATTCGCTACACCACAACCAACCAGCGGCAGGGAAAGGCGGAGGTCAGCGGCGAATTGGTTATCATGAACTGGGAGCCGGCGGCCTTGGGCGGGCTGTTTTGAAGGCGTTACCATCTCAATCCGTGTTGTTAATTATATCTCCTGGTAAGGCGTTACTGGGGGCATAAATCACGCCCGGTGGTTCTGCTCAAAGCCTCCATAATTCAAATCCGCCGCTTACTGAGCGGCGGGATTTTTAGTGCCCTTAAAACTACGTATTGACCGTCGTTGGGGGAGGGACTACGGAAAACACCTCCATAAGTTTAGCCTTCATATTGTTGTCGCAGATCTGATAAGTGTCTACTGCCCTTATCAAAGCATCTACCTGTACTTCACTGTTCCTAGGGTAAGAGAGGACTGTTTCAATTTGAGATGTCGTGAGAAATCGTGCTAAGTATTCAAAAGGGTTTATATCGGCTTTTACATGCGAGAGAATCATATTCCATTTTTGATACTGACGTATACCTTCATGAATCTTTGTATACTCAAAATATTGTTGAAGCTCTTGGGCGCGCTGTACAATCACCGCACCCTTGTGCCACGCGTAATATTTTTGTGCCTGTTTTTTGTATTTTGTGAGTATTTCGTAAACATCAACGTTTTCGTCTAAATCTTGAATGAATTGTTTTGCATTTGGAGACCATTTGCTCCATTCGAGCAAATCATTTTTGGGTATTACAAAATGCGCCGTCCGCGTAAATTTTTCCATGTCGAAGTTTATCGACCAATTTGCTTTGGCAATTCGCCAATGGGTGCTGAAGTTTCGCAAATCCTGTAAAAAATTATGCAGTCCGGGAGTGTTGAATATTTCAGTTCTTTTTGTTCCTGTCCCGTCTATTTCATGTCTTGTGTCAAAGTTTCTAGCGACTTCTACTAAAGTCATCAGTGATGATGTGCAATAGTATAACTTTCGCTTCACCTCCCTAGTATAGTGATCTGCCGTTTTTTCATTCATGCTATTCCAGAAGTCTGCGTTTTTGCTTCGCTCACCAAAAATACAAATTTCATCAATTAGCTCAGAAATACTTGTATAGAAAATCCATACCGTATCATCCAACTCTTTCAGGTCATTCCAAATTTTGCCACCTGGAGTTCTATCTATTGACGGCTTCACTTCCGCGAAATTTTGCGTCATTGCCGCCATAATATGGTTCCGATTCCATGGGTGCGGAATGGTGTCTAGGTAGCCAGTCATATAAACCTTCCATAGTGAACTCGTCTTAATGAAATCGTCAGAGGTTCTTATCAGCTTGAATAAACGCGTTTCTCCAAGATCTTCCCCAAGGTAACTTACTTCGCCATTCAGGATTGGCAGATATTGCGACAGGTACCTTAATCGGCTCCCAGATTAAATGACCATTCTCCGGATCCTCTTCTTGAAGAATGTCTAAGTAGGCTTTAGTGGATAGATCAATAAATTTCTCATTTTTAACGAGTAAATTTTCAATATCTTTCAGTGTTGATATTTTAATTTCTTTAAATACGTCAAGGATAATTGAGACCATTTCTCGATCGGCCTCATCAAAAGTTTCGTCATAGCGCCATTGCATGAATTCAACTAAGCTGTCGTAATTTATTTCGTTTTCTAAGAAGTCGGACGGTGCGTTTTTACTTTCGCGAATGCTATCCAGATATATATCGCGCTGCATTCTTATGAATTCGAATTGATCGTCCACAGTTTCAAATAAGCCCGCAAGCCCATTAAGTTTTCGTATTAGATTAGATGGTACTTGCGACTCTTTTTTGTAAACCATGTGGTGTTGGATTATGGACCATGCGTCCTGTACAACGGTGCGAACTTGAATTTCACATCGCAATGTCCGAAGATCATCATATCGAGCACCTGAGTAATTCGTGCCTAAACGTATGATGAAATGGTTTCCTATATATCCAAATTTGTTGGTTTCTAGTTCTTCTCGCTTGTCAATCTCTTGGACTATTTCAAATTCATTGCGTATTATATCAATGATATTGGAGATGTCGCTACTGTAAAGGCATACGACTCTTACTCCTGCTAAATCATCTAACTGATCGAAAGGAGCCGTATAGCTTTTACGATTCAATTTTTCTAAGAAGCTATTAAGGGTCTTAGCCCTAGATCCCAAAAATGAGGTCTCAATTTGCGCAGCAGAGACCTTTTTTTTCAGGATGTATTCGACTTCGTTGCACAGTTGCTCAAACTGCGGCTTTGCGTCCAGAAACTTCTTAATGATCGCTGGGTTTTTCGTCCACATATCATCAGTGCGGACAGAGGATGAGTCAGTAGTTTTTTTTTCCAATGCTGTACCGTGCGCGGCTTTCCTTTTCAAGATGGCATTCCTTATTTGAGGCAACTAGCGATAAGTGGAGATTAGGTTCCGCCAAGTCTACCCTAGAGTGAAAAAAAAGCACTGATAATCAAAGCCTTCCTTCATTGTGCTTGTGTCGAGGAAGACTCGCGTATGCCGTATAAGTTGCGTATGTACGCGTACATGTAGGTATACAGGCTGACGAGCGCTGGCAAGAACCGTCGTGTCGACTGCTGCTCAATCCGCCAGTACAGTGGTCCCCATTTCGCTTTTTGGCTGAAAGATGTCCAATCAGAGTGATTTAATTGCCCATCATCAGGCTTGCCGGCTGCGATTCTGAAATGACATAGAAGTGGCTTAGCCGGCACTTGAACCCTTGAGCTTGGCTAGGCCCTGTTTGATATGGCCGGCGTTTTCACCAATCGTTTGCAGTGCCCCGCGGACATTCTCCCCCACCTCTGACGCCCCCTGCAGTTCGACATGCAGTGTCAGCTCCATCAAGGCGGCCTCAAGCGCCAACTGGTTGGTGTACATCCTCTCCAGTACATCTGACAGCGAATAATCACCTGGCATGGCGTCGACTCCTTTCGAAAAAAGTACAAGCATAGTACCGGTAGTGCCCTTGTCAGGCAGGAATCGCAAATTGCTTAGAAATTGCTACAAAGCGAAGCGACTACGGCGGGTTAGCCAAGCTGGCTGGTGCTTTGGAGGAGGGCTACGCCCTATCCATCATCGGACAGATCGTGTCTGTGGAGCCTTGAACACCGAGGTGGGTGGCAAAAATGAACCTACTGGTCGTCGTTGATTCTCGAATGGCGCAGGTCGATTGGAGATTTGCTTACATGGTAGCGGATGACGCGATTGAACTGAGGCACACGAACCGGCTCGATAAGCACTGTCAGATTAGGGCAAATTTAGGGCAAATTTAGGGCATATGCTGGGCCGCTGCAGGCCGTTTCTATCCTTGCAGCTTACCCAAAACCCCATATAATTGCGGCCTAGAGCGGGTTGTGGGGCGTGCTGGTCGGGTTCGAATCCCTATCTCTCCGCCATTACATAGAAAAAGCCCCGTAGCTGAATAAGCTGCGGGGCTTTTTTGTTCTTGGGTTTTCCACTCTTCTGCTAGCTCAAACGCTCGCCCGCTTTACGATACGCTTGCTCACGCTCCCGTTTATCAATGGCCACCACCACCACGGTGATTTCCTGATCGATCACCTGATAAACCAGCCTGTAACCGCTGCTACGTAGCTTGATTTTGTAGCAGTCGGGCAGGTCATGCAGGCGATTGGCTTCAATGCGTGGGTTGTTCAGGATGGCCACCAGCTTCTTCTTGAGCTGCTGACGAATGGTGTCGCCGAGCTTTTGCCACTCCTTCAATGCACGCGCATCGAAATCAAGGCTATAGGTCATCTATAGAAACCTTTACCCGTTGAGGCGATGCCAATCGTTCCCGGACGGTGGCCATCAACGCTTCATCTTCCTCAGTCATCAGAACAGGCTTGAAAGGCAGCTGGCCGCGGTCCGCCACATATTGCAGGGCCTGGCGCATCAGTTCGGAAGGCGTAACGCCGAGCTTTTCCAGTTCGAGATAGGCGCGCGCTTTCAGGTCGTCATCGATACGGATGCTTATAGTCGCCATGGGAAAGATCCTCGTGTAATGACATTGGTCATTACATTGGATCAAGAGGGGCTTATTGGCAAGCCTGTGGGGACGTATGGCGTTCGCATACTCCCTTGTTAGCGCATCACAATGTCCATGTGTCATAGAAGCTCCTCAGCACACCAGCGATCTTTCTGAGGCTAGCCCAGAGGCTTGGGTACACAAGTTTCATTGTGGGAACACTCATTACTGGGCGTTTCCAAAAGCGTGATTACCGGTGGCATTGGCTCTGCTGCTTCCGCACGGGCTTGCACTGGCCAAAGCAGGACGATAACCTTCCGCCGTCGCCCTCATGGCGACCGGTTTTGACAGACCGATTTACAGGTGTACGACCTCCATACGATTACGGCCCTTTTCTGCTGTGACGTCGTTTTATGGCGGCTGTGCGTGGGGCATCTTCGGGTGCGCCGGGTCCTGTATACCGGTCTGTCAACCCGCGCATAGCTGCCACCTGATTCTGTTTGACAGCAGAATGTGACAGCTCCCATTGCATACAGGAGCTACAAAATGAACATGACCAACCCTGATTCTGATTCCGAGTTTTCCCCTCGCAAAATCTTCCACGTAGGCGCCGACGTCGGCACCGAAGAGGCCCTGGCCAACGCCTCCGAAATCCTCGCATCCGCCCTTCAAACCGCCTACCAATGCGCCGAAGACCCGGACAGCACGCAGTCACCCGTGATCATGGGCCTGGCGCAATTGATCGAGAATGCTCAGGCACTGGTGGACGCTGCACTTGAGCGTCATTTCCCAGCGGATAAACCAGGCGACTAA